AATTTATTTTTAATCGTATAATATTTGATACCATAATGGTCACAATACCATACATAAATAATATTTTATTAATTCTTACAGCATATATGGTCTCAAAAATGTACCATTTATAAAAAATCGTGACCATAAGAAAACACGAACATACAAGCAGAACGAGTCTCGGATTCCATTCGCATCATTTATGCTCATACTATTATTGAAACTATAAATATATATGGTTTCAATACTTTTTCATTAGATATGTACCTAGATATTTCATACAAACGAATAGGCGAAAATAAAAATGTGATGATAATTCGAAATCAAATGAAAATGAAAAAGTGAAAGTATTTAGAAAACAGTTGGGATGGGACCCAACTATCCAAGACGTGGCTTGGCGTTTTCTAAATACTTTCACTGCATCTACGCGGTCACTATTTTATTTTTATATTCATCTGTTTCTTTATATTGTTCATAACCTCTTGCCATATCTCTCGATGAGATTATTTTATGCTTCATCAAAACAGAAACAACTTTAAATGTTTGGATATTATGTTTCTCTCCTATATTCATTACATTATTGGATTCATCTTCATAATCCTCCATTATTTGTTTGTCTAATTTTTCATCAAAATAATAAGATTTTTTGATTGTTTTCTTTTTCAATTCTTTATTTCCTTTCTCTTTTTCTTGTATTTCTGTTATTTCTTGTATTTTTTCATCTTTTTTGTTATGTTCTATCCATTTTATTCCTTTTATACTAAATGCACTTTTTGATTGATGTTTGCCTTGCATCACCAATTGCATTATATCTACTTTCGTTTTAATGAATTGTTTGAATTTTTCAATAGAAATATCTATTTGCTTCATTGTATCTTTATTGTATCTCTTGAAATGATTCCATAATTCAGTAGATACTATATTTGATTCTGTAGTTTCATCCATTACATATTCTATATTTTCAGTCCACCATTCATCAAATATACAAAAATGAGAATCAATCAAATTTTGTGTCGATATTTCCAACATATTTCTCATTTCTTCATTCATAATATCATATATTCTGTTCAGTTGATTTATATTCATTTTCATTTATTTCATATGCTTGCTCATATTTTTTAAACCATCTGCTGTTTTAAAATTTATTTCTTTACATTCATTTACTTCTTCTGCACCTTCTGTTTTATATTTTATTATTTTGTATAATTCTTTACACATATTCCAAACTATGCGGAATAATTTATTTGGATCTTCATACTCCAAAAGCTTATTAATGTATATAATACATTGTTTTATATTTATCCATTCAAATGTCACTGGTGCCTTATCATATTTTTCTATATTCGTATTGAGAGAAATCAACCAGGCAAAAGACATATTTTCATTCTTTAACAAATCACATTTTATTTTATCTCTCTGTGATTTATCCACCTTTTTTGAATAATTTTTTGCATCCACTAATATATCAAATTCTTCAAATAATATATGAAAATCACCTTGTGATGCTTGTGTATGCTTATCTATCAATTCAAAACCATTATAATCTCGAAATGTATCCTCTAATAAATCACCCACTTTTTTCTCTCCATCAATTCCCTTTTTAAAATTACTTTTCACCATTGTCAATTGTTGAAGACTTTCTTGCATTTTCTCCATCGTATCACGATAACATTTATTTTGAAGATCCTTTTCTTTTAATAATAAAAAACATTTCTCTCTCTCTTTGTCTATTTCCATTCGTATTATTTCTTTGTTTTCATTTTCATACATTTTCAATTTCTCTTTCAATAATTCTATCTTTTCTTTCATCGTTTCTATATCCCATTTATTATCTTTCATTCTTGTCTCATATTCTTCTTTTATTCTATCTAACATCTTCTGTCCCATCTCTTTTTCCATTATGATTCTCATCTCCAATTTTTGTATCTCTTCTCTCTTATCCTCCTTTATTTGTTCATATATCTCCTTCTGAGTTAATCCCGAAATCACTTTCCTACCTTCCAACAATACATCACTTCCTATCTTCCATATCATTGCATTCTCTTCTGGAGAGAATGCATCGTTAAATATAAACTCCTTTGGAACAGCCAAATGTACCGTTTTATAACTCATTTATATTTATTTATTACTCTTACTTTAAGCTTTTTTATATTTTATTTAAAAATAATTTAAAGCGCTGTATCATACATAGAGTAAATTATGGGTGTATGGTTTTTGGCAAACAAAAATTTGCATTCTGAATTGCAATTATCGGACGAATCAACTTATAAGGATTTCTCTTGTTCTTCTACTTTCTGGACAATTACTTTGTATCCCTATCTTGTTACAACATTCATTCTTTTTCTTGAAAAATGGATCCAAGACAATGAACAAACATATAAAGATGGTAATGATGAATATGATCATTTTCAAAAAATAAAAATTTTATTGGACGAATTGAGAGAAAATACAGATATATATCATTTCATATCTATTTTTGAAAAATATATTGAACCTTTGAATTGTTTCAATTTTATAGGTATATATATTTTATGTTCTCTCAAAAACAATCCATCTCGATTCAGTATAGGTAATGCCTTTGATATATATCATTTTTTGGTTCTTTTGAAACATGTCCTCAATGAAGAGCACAAAGATACGATTCATTCACTTGAATTAGTATTCAAATTCAGTGTCCTTCACAAAACATCCGTGTATTCATCTTTTTAAACGTATTTTAAAATATAATTTAAAAGAATTTAAAGAACGTCCGGTTACACATACCTATCCAACAAAGCGATGATAACATTGAATGCAATAAAATACAACACATACAAAATGATAATATACTGCATCCATTCTTGTGTCGTAGTAAAATTATATGCTTTGTAAAAAAATCCTACAAAAATGGCTACCAAGGTCGGCACAATGATACTTGTCAGTAAATATCTCTTGCTATTCGATATATGAAACTGCTTTGCTATCATAAGCGATAATACATTCATACAACCTAGAAACAATGGTGCTTCAAAACTATAGGGTATATAATCATAATTTCTTTCTGATTTTTTCATAGATGATACGGCCCAAAAATAAGGAAAAAACACAAAACATGAGGATCCAATGACAAACGCTCTCACATATTCATTTTTCATTTATATTATAAAAGATTTTTTATAATATATTTATATTCCTATCATAAAAATATTTTACCTTTATATTATAATTATCTATTATATAATGTTGAAATATTCTATTATATCATTTTGGGAAGGTTTTAATTATGAAAATAATTTTATTACACAAAATTATACAAAGAATCATATTTTTACAAATAACTACAACGAAGCGGATTTTTTAATTATAGGTAGTTTCGTAAATGAAAATGAATATAATTTAATAAAAACCCTAGAATGTAAAAAAATATTATTTATTACAGAACCAATTCAATTTTGTTATTCTTTAACCTATCAATTATATTTAAAAAATCAATGTGAATATATTGTTGGATGTATTCATCAAGATATTCCAAACAAAAAAATAAAATTTCCATTATATATTCTTTATAACAATGAAAATGATCCATTTGATTCAGTCAATCATTATGTGAAACAATGCGATAGTAAAGAAAAAAAATTCGGTTGTTTGATATGTCGCCACGACTCAGGTAAAACTAGAAGAAATATATATCATTCTTTGAAAACTATTGCACATATTGATTGTCCATCACATCTATTCAATAATTGTTCCAATGAAGAATTGAATACAATAGGAAATGTCGAATACATAAAACAATATAAATTTAATATCTGTCCAGAAAATTTTTTAACAGATGTAAAAGGATATATAACAGAAAAATTATTTAATTGTTGTTGTGCAGGAACAATACCTATTTATTGTGGATGGTTTGACGAATACGATGAAAAAATTTTTAATAAAAACAGAATTTTATTTTTTGATCCAAACAATCCCGAATCCATCGAAAACACCAAGAAAAAAATTACCTTTTTATTAGAAAATGAAACTGAATTTATTCAGTTTTATCAACAAGATGTTTTCAATAAAGAAGCATTCGAAACATTTACCTTTTTCAAAAATAATCTCACAAATGTTTGTAATTCATTCTGATTTTCCTTTTATCATATCTAAAACACAAATCAGAGAGAAGCCATTTTATCCAATGTAACCACCGAATACACATTTCGTATTATCTTGTTGATATCACTTTCTGTATCCGGATGAATACCCGACATGACTTGGTTCAGAATTTGAACATAATCCATATATTTATACGACGATGCGTCTTCACAACCAGGATGATCCGCCTTCCATGTCGGTATTTTCCTGACATTCTTGAAACTGACATCCAAAACCAATTGTTTCATCTTCTCTCGAGAGAGTTCCTTATTCCAAACATTGTTTTCTTTTATATATACCGTTTCTCTCTTTTTATCTGTACAATGCATCGGTCTCTCGGTTTCATCCAATTCCTTCAATCCTCGAATCAAAATATTCGAAATGCCTTGCACATAACCCAGTTTCCCCATATCTTCGAATTCCTCATTTTTAATCACGAGAGACTGAACAAAATCCGAAAGATTCATCGCATTCTTGCAAGTTTCATTCAAAAAGAAATTCAAATTAAAATGTTTGTTGTTCTGTACATTTCTTGTATTGTTATTCACAATCGTAGTACTATTAGTAGGCTTGGATGCTATTTCCAACAATTTTTCTTTGAATTCTTTGTTGTCCAAAATAATTTCCTTGTTTTGTTCCAACAATTCCAAAAAAACATTTTTGGACATTTCTTGGACATTTTTTTGCGCTTTTTCTTTGCACATCTTTTTGTGTTTTGACAGACCTTGACTCCTCTGGTAGGATTTCCCACAAGGACATTTATACATCTTGCAAGAAAATGTATCCATTTTTGTCTGTTTCTCGCATTTTAGATGTTTCAGTGTTAAAATATGTTTTGTCCAACTATTTTTGTTATGCGTTTCAAAGAGACAAAATGCGCAAGAAAAAGTAGGCTGTTTTTTTGTATCCAATGTATCCATTCTATTTAAAAATGTCCAAAATGTCTAAGTCCTTTTTTTGAAAATTCATTTTTTTCAAAAAAAATATGCAGTCTAACTGTTTTTTCTTTTTTTGTAAATAAGAGCATTATGGTCACAAGTGACGTTTTCTCAAAAAAAAGTCCGTTTTGAAATCCCCTTTTCGTTTTTGGACATTTATTTTTGTCCATTTTTGAAAACCGGATTTGAAAACCGAGTTTTTTTCTGGAAATTGTCGTTGAGATTCTTTATATTCCTTTTTGAATAATATATATTATTTTTCAATGAATCCTCGTTTCTCTCAATGAAAGGAATCCAAGAATCCAAGAATCCAAGAATCAATGAGAGAAATCCAAGAATCCAAGAATCCAAGAAATCCATTTATAAAAATGATTCACTGAGAGAAAACCGAGACTCGACCCCTGCGGGGGCGGGCGACCTTATGATGTAATATAATATATATCTTCTATAATTTCCGCACGATAAATGCAGTGGATGCGTTAAAATATTGCAATCTCGGCGCCCCGAAGGGGTCGAGTCTCGGTTTTCTTGTTTTCTTGTTTTCTTGGATTCTTGGATTTCTCTCATTGATTCTTGGATTCTTGTATTTCTTGAATTCCTTTCACTGAGAGAAAACAATAAATCCTCTTTTTCATATAAATACAAAAATATATACTATACAATGATTTCCCCTATATCTTATTTGTTAGAAAAACGTATCACTACACCTATGGTAGGTGTTATTTTATGCTACTCTCTCACCGAAATAAAAGACAAAATCTATCCCAACCAAAGTCACATTTTCGACTTTGATGGAATCACATATGGATTCACCTTCAGTGATCATCCATTGCAAACAGAAATCAGTCGCACACTTTGTCTCCTTGTCATCCAAGAGAGAAATCAAAACGAACATATTTCATCCTTTGGTTTCGATTGTGACGAATACTCTTTTGGTATCTACAAATATACCGATTCTCTCTACTATGTTTCCTTTGAAACATTCCCCCCTCCCTATCCATCTCTTTCAAAACGTCTCCTTTGTTGTATAAATCCCTTTTCAAAAAGGGCTGCAAAAACAACACATTATCGTATCCAACAAACAGCATAAGCAACAACGTCCCCAATTCATAGTCTCTGTTTCTTTTATAACCGTTTCAAAAGAAACATAATATACTTCTTCGTCATATCGATACATACCATAATTGTATTCTTCACAAGCAAACCCTGTACTCATTTTATCCTTGTCAGCAAACACAAGAAGACACATACAATAACTGATTTTCTTATGCATCGCTCTATCACTGAAAGTAAACGCATACATCAAATCATTCAATTGAAATATCTCACTTTTGTTTCTCATCCTTTTTTCTTTTGCAATTTCGAGAGAAGGTGTCATAAAAACACCCACCATATCTGTACAAATTTTATATCTAAGCAAGATGGATACCATATCCATTGTCTTCATCCTGTATTATACTATCAAATAAAAAATTGAACATACTATTCTATTTGTACTGAATATACTAACCAAACAAAATGTCATTCCCTGCATTGATAAGTACATATTCGTGTCCTCGTTGTATACCAGGAACCGTCTTTATGCGGATTTGTGAATCGTGTCGTAATCGTGCAAAATACATTCATCGTCAATGTTACAATGAATGGGTCCATATCTTGGAACGAGAAACCGCTATGAATCCCGACGAAAATGCACGACTTTGGATCAATCTCTATATGGAAGCCTATCTTCTTTGGTTTCAATCCTATTTTGGTATGGAAGAAATACCTACCTTGGATACTCTGCAATCCTTGTATCGCTATTTGGTTTACTGTGCGTGGGGGTGGGCCCAAGAACAGGCACAAGATGATCATCTTCGTTTTGATCGTTATATTTATAGCATCCACGATATAACACAAGAACAACAAGCACAACCACGGGAGCAAGAAGATTTCGATGCCATCGTAGATGCATTACTCGGACCACCTACCGTACCTATTGAACCTATTCATAGAATCCAAATCAGCCTTTCATCAGGAATAGAATGCTCTGTATGCTTGAATGAAGAACCCGCGGAACACTGCGCTGCACTACAATGCAATCATTCGTTTTGCAAAATGTGTATCCAGCAACTTGTGCGAAAAGAGATTCCGAAATGCCCCTTGTGTAGAGCAGAGATCAAGAATATTACGGCCCCCAATGCCGCTCTAGTAGAAGAATTATTAAATGCCTTGTAATGTAATTTAATCCATTTTTTTCATATGCGAAAAATTATAATACACATATAGTATAGGTAAAATGAATACAGATGAAAATAAAAAAATGAATTGCAATATGATAGAAACTATCAAACTTTGGGTACAAAATTTAGAAAAAGAACGAGAAAAATGGTTCACTCAAAAAGAAAACCTAAAAGCAAATCTACCCCCATTTATGCGCGATGTAGCTTCCGAGGAAATTCCAATCGTCCTTCCTCGTAAAATTAAAAAAATCACCCGGGATGAAAAAGAAGCCATCAAACAATATCTAAGCAATGAAGTAGAATTAAAAAGCGTCGTCATCACTCAACTGAAATACGAAGTCTATATTCTTCAATGTCGCTTGAATAAAATCAAAGATTTGGACAATCATTATCATTTCGGTGTAGAAGACGAAAAGGAAATAATGCACAAAAATGAACACATCGAAACATATACCAAAAAGAAAGAGGCCTTGGAAGCAGCGTTGAAATATATCGATATCGTGGACAGCACCACCTATAATATTACCCGTGGAGGACGAAAAAGAAAGGCCAAAAAACGGGGGAAACGAACATTTAGAAATACCATCAGAAAAAACAATATAAAAACAAAACGAAGATTCTAATGAAATATGTGGCACGTGTTGTATATTTCGTTATTATTCCTGACAACAAATGCGTTTGTGTATAACCAAGCATCTTCTTTCCAAAAGCATAGTCAGTTTCATTATCGAAGTCGTTATCCGATTTCCAAGACGGTTCCTGAAATGGAACAGAAACTTCGACGTCTGAATTCACAAAACAATTCTCTACGCGATCCAGAAATACTCGACAATGAAGAGAAAGAAAAAGAGGAAGGAGAACGTTTTTTCACGTTGGAAGATTTATTCAATCGTACAAATGTGCCCAATGTACGTACTCGTGTTATCCTCAATAAAAAAATGTTTTCTCAGTTTCAAAATAGTTTTAATAACGAAGAAGAGGAGGATGATAATTACTATGAATCAAAAAAGAGAAAGTCGGAAAATTTTGAAGTGATTACCAAATTTCCTGTTACCTTTGCCGATATTGGTGGATACACCAAGATCAAGTACGAACTGAAACAATGTATTGATATCTTGTGCAATCATACAAAATATTCACGCTTCAATGTACGTGTACCCAAGGGATTGATCTTAGAGGGACCCCCTGGAAATGGAAAGACGCTCTTGGCCAAAGGTTTGGCAGGAGAAGCGGGTATCGGATTCATTCCTGTGAGTGGTTCCGAGTTCCAAGAAAAATATGTAGGTGTAGGATCTTCCAGAGTACGTGAATTGTTCCAACTCGCCAAAAAAAACAAGCCGTGTATTATCTTTATCGACGAAATTGATGCCATTGGTCGACATCGATCCAGTGATGGGGAATCATCTTCTTCCGAGCGTGATAATACTTTGAATGAATTGCTTGTGGCTTTGGATGGATTCAAAAATAGTTCGGGTATATTTGTGGTCGGAGCCACGAATCGTGCTGACTTGTTGGACCCAGCACTGATTCGCCCGGGTCGTATTGATAAACGTATTTTTATTGGAGCACCCGACGCAGCAACAAGGGAGGCTATTTTACACATTCATACACAAGGAAAACCATATGATGAGTCAATCATTATCAGTGACTTGGTGGATCTCACAATGGGTCTTTCGGGGGCACAAATTGAGAATGTTTTGAACGAAGCAATGTTGAATGCGTTGCGAGAAGATAGAACAGTGATGACGTATGCGGATATTGATCATATTTTGAATCGCATTATGGCGGGATGGCAACCAAACGATCACCAATTTACGACGGACATTATTGACCACATTGCGATCCACGAAATGGGACACGCATTGGTGGGACTCTTGTGCAAACATCATACCAAAATGTCGCGTGTGATTATCAATTTATCGAGTCCCAAAAGTCCTGCCTATACGGTATTTGAGGGCTCTACGGAAACGATCTTTACAAGACAATCTCTGTTTGAACATTTGATGATTTTACTCGCAGGACGAATTGCGGAAGAGGTCTTTTACGATATTACAGTGACGACGGGTGCGATTAACGATTTCGAAGAGGCGTTTAAATTGGCAGAGAAAATGATTATCTATTATGGTATGGGGAAAAAAGTAATTTATCCGAATTCGAGTGAGAAATACAAGGAAATGATTGATACGGAAGTGGTGGGATTGATCAACGAAGCATATGCTCATTCGTCGTTTTTGATACAAAATGCACGGGATTTGATTTACGAAGGAGCCGAGATTCTGAAAAAGGAAAAGATTCTGAAAGCGGAAGATATGCTTGCTCTTAT